TAATGGTGTCTATGGTGATAAGATGTCTGCTATGAATAGATTCATCAAGAACTTCAAGAGATTGCCTGAGTCAGTCCAATCACGATTGGTTGTTGAGAACGATGACAAAGCAAGTATGTACTCAGTCAAAGACCTTATGTATCTACACGAACATATTGGTATTCCGATTACGTTTGACTATCACCACCACAAATTCAATACCGGTGGGTTGTCTGAACAAGAAGCACTTGAGTTAGCTATGTCAACGTGGGGTGACTACAAACCCTTAGTCCATTACTCTGAATCACGTCTATTGGAACAAGAAGGTGTAAAAGCACAAGCACATTCTGATTTTATCTATTCTGAAATCAATACATATGGTCATTCTTTAGACATTGAGGTCGAGGCTAAGATGAAGGAGTTGACTGTGTTAGATTATCTTTCCAATTTTGGTACACATCCAAAAGGGCATAGTATGGGGAAAGCTTGATTTAATTAATTTATTAATTATTTTCCTGATATTTATACCTATCAGGTGGTTAACTTGGCTTGAGCTGCTTAGCGAAAACGTAGTTTAATAATAAGTACAACTCCTGAAGTTAGTAAAACCAATTTGTGGAAAAATAAATGAAAAAACTTTTTAATAGGAAGAATATGTTCATACTCCTAATGACTATCAGTACATTAGGGTTAGCTATTTCAGCTGCATATTATTCAGTATTTGGATTAAGTTCACTGTTTGCTGGTGCTAGAACTGAGGTAATAATAATGGCTGGTTCATTAGAATTTTCTAAACTTATAATAGCATCATACTTACATAACAATTGGAAGACTGCTGGTTGGATGAAGTGGTATCTTACCTTAGCAGTTGGTGTATTAATGGTAATCACCTCAGCAGGTATCTATGGATTCTTAACATCAGCATATCAAAAGACTGCTGACCAATTAGGTGTGTTGGATAAACAAGTTCAAGTAATTGATTTAAAGAAGGGAAGATTCCAAGAACAATTGGATTACTTTAATATAGAAAAGAATCAGTTATCGGAATCAATTACGGAACTACGTAATGGGCTATCTAATAATGTAGTACAATATCGTGACAAAGAAACTGGTCAGATTATAACAACAACGTCATCATCTCAACGTAGAGCTTTGGAACGTCAATTAACATCAGCAGTTGAATCACGTGATGGTATATCAATAAAAATTGAGGTATTGACCGATTCAATTACATCACTCGATTTAAAAGTATTGGATTTAGAATCTAATAACGAAGTAGCCGCCGAAGTTGGGCCATTGAGATATATGTCCGAAATCACCGGCCGACCTATGAATGTGATTGTTAATTGGTTTACATTACTTATAGTATTTGTATTTGACCCACTTGCTATTTCAATGGTAATAGCATTAAACAAGTTAACATCTAAACCTACTGATGTAAAACTACCAATCTCTGAAGAGGAAGAGTCAGACGAAGTTATCGATGATGTTATTGTGCCAGAACTTACCAAAGTACCAGTTGTACCAAAGACTGAACCAATTGAAAAGGAAGATGTAACATTTATCCCAACGGATGATGATGCTAGAAAATTATATGGTGAGAATCGTAAATCTAATTCAAAGACTAAACATATATACAAAAACGCATCTACTAAATAAATTTGTGTATGTCAATATTTTTTTGTATATTGTATATAAATAAACAAGTTATAAACTAATGGATGAACTATACAACACAACACCAACCTCTGCTGGAGTTAGTTTAAGTTATCATGATACGGATAACTCTAAAGATGACCATAGAAGTTTTTATCGTGAATTCGATTATGGTATAGACACCACGGACAATGTTATCTTAATACAAGATGAAATATCAAGTGGGTTAACATTTGACATTGTATCTAAGGTCAGATTACTTCTGAAGATAAATGGTGATATCAATACTATTAATATATTACTCAACTCTCCTGGTGGGGATGTAATCGAAACTTTAGCTTTGATAGATTACATGAAGTCTCAAGAAGCTCAAGGTATTAAGTTTAATATCATTGTAAGAGGGTCAGCTATGTCAGCAGCAGCACTTCTACTTACTTGTGGTACTGGTCTACGGGCTGCATCTAAACACTCTAAGATTATGGTACATCAATTATCAACAGTCGCAGTAGGTAAGTTGAGTGATGTTAAATCAAACGCACGATTCTCTGAAGAGTTAGAGAATGATTGTAATCAACTTATGGCTGAAAATTCTAAAATGGACAAAGAGTATTGGGAAGGTATATCTTCTTCAGACTACTTTATGTCAGCAGAAAAAGCACTTGAGTGTGGTATCATCGATAAAATAATTTAAAATAATATGTTAGACTTTTTCACAGCAGAAGAACTCGTAGAGAACTACGAGAAGTTCCGTAAACTAATTAACAAAACATTTGAAGGTGACCGATTAGAAGCACTTAATAAAATGTACGACCACTTCGAAGAACGTATGATTTATACACCAGCATCTTCGGTAGAACATTACCACAATGCATTTCCAGGTGGATACATCGACCACGTTCTTAGGGTAACGCGTAATGCTTTAAAAGTATACGACCTTTATTCTGAGTTGGGTGGTGTTGGTGATTATAGTAGAGAGAGTCTAATATTCACAGCACTACACCACGACCTTGGTAAGTTGGGTACGCCTGAGTTGGATTACTATGTTAAGAATGATTCCGAATGGCATATAAAGAATCAAGGTAAGATTTATAAAACAAATTCAGACATCCATTGGATGAATCTAAACGATAGAACATTCTATCTACTAAACTACTTTGGTATTCAATGTACCCAAGAAGAATGGATTGGTATTAAACTTACTGATGGATTGTATGACGAGAATAACAAAGAGTATTTTATCAAGTACAATAAAGATGACGCATTAAAAACATCGATGCCATACGTAATGCATACCGCTGACCTATTCGCTGCAAGATACGAGAATGAGAGATGGATGAAAGAAATGAATCCAATAAAGTCTACACGGAAGTCAACTATTGGTAGACCTAAGAAGGGGAATTTAGGTGACGCTTTTACTAATAGTAATACTGATACTAAAAGTGTATTCGACGCATTTAAAGGAATTATAGAGGAGTAATATGATTATAACAATTATTATATTATCAATAACAACAATCGTATTTTTATTTAGTACGATAAACCTTCTTCGTAAGAACGAAGCATACGAAGATGTTGTGGAAGAGCAGGAGATAGTAATATCAGACACCGCAAATAGAATTGATGATTCTATGGCTAAGATGAAAGAGATTGATAAGTTAGGTTCTTTTGAAGCAGATGATGAGACTGGATTTATCTTTAAGAATTTGTATGAAGTAATTGAACAATTAGAAAAGTACTATGGGTCGAAAGAGGAAGAATAAAAGATATTTTAATAAAATAAATGAGATTGCAATCAACGCATATAACAATTGTGATGACCAGCGACTAAAGAATAAAATATACAATCGGTTTATTCATTACCCATTTGATAAACTTGCAGAGAATGTAATACATACTTACAAGACTTATTATTTTGAAGTTCCATACGAAGATGTTAAAGCAAATGTAGTAGCATTCTTAAATGAGAAGATTCATAAGTTCAATGGAGACAATGGTAGAGCGTTCTCATACTTTACTGTAATAGCACGTAACTATTTGTTCAATGAAAACAATGCTAATTATGCTCGTATGAAAATGAGAGATGGTGTTGAAGTCATAGACTCGTCACGTGATATTGTAAATGAGGTATTCGATAAACGACAAATGGAAGCTCTAAAAGATTTCATGGATTACTATGTAATGTACATGGATAGTAATATTCTTACAATATTCAATAAAGAACGGGACCAAAAGATAGCAGATTCGCTTACTGAATTATTTAGAACACGTGATAACCTATATTCTTACAATAAAAAGGCTCTCTATATACTTATTAGGGAGAGAACTGGAGTTCAGACTCAATACATCACACGTGTGGTAGGTAAGATGAAGGTTATATACAAAGAACTATATATCGATTTTATGAAAGGTGATATATTACCAGTAACACATCGAGTGGAGGAATTTAATGGATAAGGATACTGAATTATTTAAAGGTAAGTCTTTCTCGGATATTATGTCAGACATATATTCCAATCAAAAAAAGAAAGACCGCCAAATCAAACTACTGATTGCTCAACTCGAACCAATGGTTAAGAGTTTGGGTGATGCATCAGTAGTTGTACCTTTGATAAAAGAATACTTAGATATATCAGTTCGTAATGACGATGCTTTAATTAAATTAGCAGCAATCGTCCAACGTATGATGAAGGACAACAATTCAGGCTCAGATGGTGGTATGTTATTATCACCAGAGGAGAAGAGACAATTGATGGATGCTATTGATGAGGTTGAGAAAGACCTACCTAAAGACGATGGGGGTGATGAATGAAATATGCACAAGTATTAGAAGTATATTTAGATGATGATAACCCCAACGGACCCTACTCAATACAAGCTTCTCTAAAAGAATCAAATACAAGTAAACGTATTTTAGCTAAGCCATTAAGTATACTTAGTAAAACTATTCCTGTTGTTGGTGAGTATGTATGTATACAAAAAGCACCTTCTGATTTCATATCTGCTACGGGTGGTGGTGCTACTGTATTTTATTACTCACATCCGGTTTCATTACAAGGTAATGTAAATAATAATATATTAGAAAACGCAACCAGACTTGAAGGAAGTACGATTGGTGGTGATTATAATATTACCTCAGCCGGAGTTCCGAACACATCAGGCCCTTCTAAATCCGACCCTAAGAATAAAGAGTTCAAAATAGTATCAGACCTATCACAACTACAACCATACTCAGGTGATATTATACATGAGGGTAGGTTTGGCCAATCAATTCGATTTGGGTATACTCCACAAAATTCAGATTCTAAGATTAAACCATCTTGGACCTCAACTACACCCGAATCACCAATCACTATTATTCGTAATGGCGCTGGTAACTCAAATGGGTATAATAAATTTGTTATAGAAGATATCAATGATGACGACTCATCTATATACTTAGCTTCTAAACAAAAGGTTGGAATTAAGTCGTCAAATAACTTTACGTTAGGAGTTACACCCACATCTCTATATACTAAACCACAAATAGTATTAAACTCGGACCGACTCGTTCTAAATTCAAAAAAAGACTCAGTTCTAATCAGTGGTGCTAAATCGGTAAATGTATCAACGTCCAATTGGAAAGCTGATATGGATGTCATATTCAGTCAGTTGGAATCAATCACCGATGCACTATTACAGTTAGCACCCCAACTAACTGCGGCTGCCAATACTGGTGGGCCAGTCCCATCACTAACGGCCGGTGGTCCTCAATTGTTATCTACGATTACTCAAGTAAAAACTCAGTTAACATTAATGAAACAATAATTATATATAAACATATTTATTATCATGGATACAAAGAAACTAATTAAGGCAATTCAACTCATCATTAAAGAAGAGGTAAAGAAGGAAGTCTCTAAACGTGAGAAGTCTTTACGAGCTTCTATTATAAAAGAGATGAAGCAATCACAGCCAAACGTTGTTGAGAAAGACCCGCTTGATGTAGACCACGTATTTGAATCTAATACTAAAATAAATAAATCATTTACCGGCAACGCAACGTTAAATGATATGTTAAACGAAACCGCTGATAGTGGTGAGTGGAGAAGTATTAATTCAAATGGAGTTGGTGGTGGTATGTTTGATGCATCACAAGCACAGGCGTTCGCTGGTGGTATGGGTCAACAACCACAAGTGTTACAAAACGCAGATGGTAGAACAATACCAACTAATCAGCTACAACAAACTGACGCAGGTAAAGCGGTAGTTGACGCACTAACACGTGACTACTCAGGTTTAATGAAACATATAAATAATAAGAAGGGTAGCTAATGGCATCCCGTAATGAATTTAGTATCAATCCTTTAGACTTAAAAAGGAATAAGGCAGTTGGAGTTTTGTTACCATTGGGTGGTAGTCCATTATTTAAACTATCATATACAACTGAAGAGCAGGCTATATCTAATCTTAAAAACTTGATTTTAACAAGAAAGGGTGAACGTCATCTTCAACCAACATTTGGTTCCGATGTATACTCATTGTTATTTGAACAAATGACAGAAGACTTAGCAGATGATTTGGAAAGTTCACTACGAGATGATATTAAATTCTGGCTTCCATATATTATTATAGATAGTATACGAGTAATTACCAACGAAGATAATAATAGAGTAAACATAAATTTAGTAGTTAAGGTAACTGACCGTGGGGCAAACACAAAAATAACAATTCTTGTTTCAGAGCAAGGTAATATATCTATTGTTTAAGGATAAGACATGGCTGATAAAATAAAAAAAGATGTAAATTTAATAGGTAGAGACTTCGGTGATATCCGTAAGAATCTAATTGACTTTACTAAAACATATTTCCCAAATACCTATAATGATTTTAATGAATCATCTCCTGGTATGATGTTTATGGAAATGGCGGCATATGTGGGTGATGTACTTTCATATTACACCGATGTTCAATTAAGAGAATCTGTTTTAGAAGAAGCTCAAGAAAAGTCTAATGTATTTACAATAGCACAATCATTTGGGTACAAGCCAAAGTTAAATGTACCAGCAACAACCAATATGACTGTGTATCAGATATTACCAGCGATGGGTAGTGGTGATGATGTTAAACCAAACTTTGACTACGCATTAACCTTAAAAGAAGGTATGGTCATTGGTTCAACTGAAAGTCCCAACGTTGAATTCACTACTATAAATAAAGTAAGATTTGCACAATCATCTTCATTCGACCCCACTGACGTTTCGGTTTATCAAATTGACGAAACAACAAACGAACCTATCTATTATTTATTAAAAAAATATGTTAAAGCAGTTAGTGGTAAAAGTGAAACATCTACATTTAACTTTGGTTCTCCAAAACCTTACGATAAAATAAAAATAGAAGCGGATGGTTTGATTGATGTAATAAGCATCATGGATGATGATGGTGATGAGTGGACTAAGGTTGAGTATCTAGCACAAGACACTGTGTTTGAAGAATTACCAAACACTACCGATTACTCATTAGCCATGGCTGCTTACGCAAATGAGACACCATCATTACTTAAACTAAAAAGAGTACCCAAACGTTACATTACACGTATAACTGACGATGGTACACTCGACATTCAATTTGGAGCAGGGGTATCATCAAATTCAGACGAAGAGATACTTCCAAATCCGGATAACGTTGGCTCCGCACTATATCCTGCAAGTGGTGACCTTGACCAAGGGGTTGACCCATCAAACTTTATGTACGCTAAAACATATGGTGTAGCTCCAGCTAATACCGAATTAACTGTTACATACCGAATAGGTAATGGTGTTTCTGATAACGTCCCATCTTCTGATTTAACAACGATTGTAGAACGTGTAATTGAAACTGATGGTAGTAGGTTGGTTGATGATGTTTTTAATGTAGTTAAAAACTCAATAGCAGTAACGAACGAAGTAGCAGCAACCGGCGCCCAATTTGAAGAAGAGATTGAGCAGGTACGTAACAACGCTCTTGCATATTTTAGAGCACAAAATAGAGCCGTAACCAGAGAAGACTACTTACTTAGAGCGTACGCATTACCACCACAATTTGGCTCGGTAGCAAAAGCATATGCTGCACCTGACTTCCAAATCAATACTTTATTGGATGATGGTCCGGACCCAATTCCAAATCCATTAGCAATTAACTTCTATACATTAGGATATGATTCTAATAAAAAGCTTACTCAGTTAAACAATGCTACAAAGCAAAACTTACAAAACTATTTATCTTACTATCGTATATTAACTGATGCTGTAAATATTAAAAATGCATACATCGTAAATATTGGTATCAACTTCGAAATAATAGTATTACCAAATTACAATTCAAATGAGGTTCTCTTAAAATGTATCAACACATTAAAAGAATTATTCAAAATCGAACGTATGGCTATTAACAAACCGATAAATCTAACTGACTTATATGTTAGTTTGGATGGAGTTGATGGTGTTCAATCGGTAGTCAGACCTAATAAAGAAGATGAGGGTGGGTTACAAATTATAAATAAATTTGGCGGAACTTATTCTGATAATAAATATAGTACAAAAGAAGCTACCAGAAATGGTATAGTGTATCCACCAAAAGACCCAACTTGTTTTGAAATAAAATATCCTGACGTAGACATCGTAGGTAAAGTTGTATCATTATTTTAAAAGGTAGAAGATGATTTATAGAATATATCCAAAAAAAGACGCAACCATATACGAAGACTCCGCTCGTAAAAATCAAAACACGGGTAAGGATGAGATTCTTGAAATCGGTAAGTTTTACGATACTGATAACACCTCTTTGTTGGGTAATAGTAGAGCACTCATTGAATTTGATTTAAAAGAAATATCATCTTCAATAGCCAATGGAGACATCACATCACCACAATATAGATTGAGAGTTGAGAATATTGAAAGTCGTGAAATTCAATCTGAATACGACTTATTTGTATATCCGTTATATGAGGGGTTTACCGAAGGACTTGGTTCTCAAGCTGACACGCCACACAATGAATCAGATGTTACTTGGGTAACACGAAGTTTATCAGAAGGGTGGGATATATTGAATTCCACAGTTGGTAAGCCAGTTGACCCATCATTAATTCCAGCACTTGAAACTTACTACAACTTTAATTCAAATGCAGGTAACTTTGAGTTAATTGAACCAATACTTGGTACTGATGGTAGTTCACCATCATTACAAGCAATCGATGGGGCATTGGTGTTATCGGCATCCAACTATGGTGGTGGAACTGCCGCTCTATCCTCATCATTGGATGAAGGTACAGTCTACACAATAGCATTTGACGCAAAACAATTATCGTTATCTGGAATTGATTTTAGAGTATATAAGCCAGATGGTTCATATTATGATGATAGTGAAGTTAGTGGTTATTTTGATTCATTAGTGGGTAGTAAATCATATGAGATGTCATTCACAGGCTCGGCTGCTGTAAATGGTAATAAGATACATAAAGTCTTATTTACATTCTTTGATGATAATGGTAGTAACGGGTCGGATGGTCAGCTTGATAACTTCTTCGTATACAGTAATGTAGAGAATGATGTAATATTTCTTGACCAATTCAATATAGATGGTGACCTACCATCTACGTATGTTGTAAATGACATTATTTTAAGTGAACAACAGTCTAAACAAATCACCACTATTAAAGATGGTGTACTGATAATGTCAGCGTCAAATTACGGTGGTGCTACATTAAATCGTAAAGCAACATTACAAGACACACTAATATACACAGCAAGTTTTAGTATAGATCCAGGAACAATACATACAAGTTCAGCTGATGGGTCTCCATCCGGTATTGTATTTAGTATTCAAGAACCTGATGGTAGGCTTTTAGACTCGTCTGAATATTTACAAAACTCATATGTATCAAACTTAACATCATCAAACGATGTCACGGTATTTTTTAAAGCACAGCAGGATGGGAATCACAACTTTAGATTTACATTCTTTGGTAGTGGTAGTGGTGATTTTAGTGGGTCTTTAGATACTTTCTCACTCAAAACCCCAAATGTATTAACGTCTTCATATTATACTGATTTTAAATACGATGCGCACTGGATTTCTAATCAAGGTGGTGGTACATGGTTTACTTCATCATTCAACACAGGTAAACATTACTACCAATCTTTTGATAAGTACACGTCTAATTTGGATGTCGAAGTAACTGATTATGTAAATGATTGGTTGGATGGTACACGAGCCAATAATGGTTTCATTGTTAAAAAATCTAAAACGGATGAACAATCAACAACTAAGTTTGGTTCAATCAAATTCTTCTCGTCAGATACCAATACAATATATCCACCGGTATTAGAAGTAAGATGGGATGGTGATTCATTCGATACGGGTGCACTATCCGCGCTGAGTGGTGATGATATCATACTATATGTTAAGAATTTGTCAACTGAGTATAAAGAAAGTTCCAAAGCCAAGATTAGAGTCTATGGTAGAGAACGTTTTCCGGCACGTACATTTTCATCAACATCAAATTACAAATTGGTTAAATACCTACCAGCTACCTCATACTACTCGGTAGTTGATGCTGAAACAGAACAGGTAATTATTCCGTTCGACACTACTTATACTAAGGTGGGTTGTGACTCCGAAGGTAACTATTTTAACTTTTGGTTTAATGGACTTCAACCGGAACGATTCTATAAGTTTATATTTAGGGTAGACCAGAATAGTACAACAAAATATTATGATGATAACTTCTATTTTAAGGTGGTTAGATAATGAATAAACGTGGCGTAAGACGTAATGGTAGAGGTCAGATAATCTCATACGAGATTGATGGAGCATCCGATTCTAATGTAGATTCACAAATATATGGTGATGTTACACTTGCATCGGATGATAATAATTATAGTAGTACTATAAAGCATGACTTGATACAAAGGTCAAGTCGGCCATTTTTTAATTCAGACCAGCAACCAATATCTGTTTCGTATGAAACGTATACTGATGTTGAATTTTCTGATGAGTTTATAAATGAAGTAGATATTAAGGAACCACGTGATGTGTTTGCTGTATTTACGTTCCAATCTTTAGTAAGAAATATAAATCAAGGTGCGGTAGGCCCAACGGCAGGTCCAACCGACCCACAAGGTACGACAGGTCCAACAACAGGTTTTGGTTCAACAACTCCAACGACAGGTTTTGGCTCAACCGGTCCAGGCCGACCATCCCCAACACCGTCACCAAGCGGACCTTCAGGTGGTGGATTTAAAGGCGGACTATAATATATGTCATTGGATAGATTTAAAAATAAAGAAGAAGTTGTTGGGTTCGTTCCAACCTATGGAAACACATTTAACGATGGTGTCGATGGTACTCTGAGACCATTAACTGTAAATGATGTTGATGGTACACTTGCGCCCGGAGTTTTATCAAAACTCAGACCCAACATGGAACGTCATGTATATTCTGGTGAAAACTTATTAAAGTCAACATACAAACTACCAATACCATATTCTGAAAATGGTAACACGTATCCACTAATAACATTACAGCCTGAGAAAGATATCCGTGATGATGGATACTTACAAGGAGTTTATAGTATAGTTTACAACTTCATGCATAAATTAAATGATGGTGTAAAAGTTAAAGCTATTGGTGGTGATAGGACTGAAGTATTACTTACTGTAAAAGACCCATACCAAATTTCGGAAGCGTCTATCATTAATGGGGGTGTGGGTTCAAGTGTTAACAAGCCAGTTATCACTTCTAATGGAAATCCGATGGTTGCCAATACATTGTCAGCGAAATCACTCATGACCGCGTTTCAGTTACCCTCCGGACCTATTAATATCAACCCCAATCCACTTCCTCGTGATTTTGAAACACTAAAAGACTTATACTTCCAGCGAGCAAACACTGATTCTACCTTTACACAAAATAGACCTGACTTTGTACTGAACTTAGGTGATAACAATATAATTGATATTGCAAGTGTGTATTTTGACCAAGCACGTGTAGGGTTAGAGTTGACTGAGAAATCATATCCAAATCGTGGTGGTAGATATAACCACGATGGTGGTGGTTTGATTTCAACCACGTATGTACCATTCGATAGACTATCAGAAAAGTTAGGTGTATTTACTGAATTTTTAGAAATATACACACCAGCTATCGGTGAACCAACCAAGGTGACTGATGAAAACGGAAATTTATTCAATGCTGCTGGACGTATGACAGGTCGATGGAGAAGATTTTCACTATACTATGATGACGATAATCAACTTCAATGGAATGGGGCTAGAACATTTGACATCAATCAAGGTGACTCTAATTTACCGGCAGTAACCCAAGCCCGAAGTGTAAGGGTTATTGAAACTGGCAAAAAAACTAATACTGATTTAAGTAAACTATATTTAACATACAAAAAATATAATACCGATTTTGCATTTGATGTGAAGGATATTGTTGTTAAGTTAGCATCACCATTACCCGATAATATAGTTGTTAATAATTTAGTAGAATTAGATGCACGTATTAAAGAAAGTTGGGTAGAGAAGTTAGTTATATTTCCAAGTATAGCTAATGTAAATAGACCTAACTTTTCACAACCCAACTTTGAGTTAGATATGTCTGATGCTAAAAGCGCGGGTGGTACAGAATGGCAGAATTGGAACTCGTTGTTAGACGTAAACGCAACAACGTCACAACAATTAATAAATAAATATTTTAGTGGGTCGTTGGGTTCTATTGACTTAAACATAGACTATTCTGATTTTAAAAATTATGTACATTTTTCATCCGCAACTGAACGTGTAGATAATTTCTTATACAAATTACAACAAATCGAAGCTTACGATTCACGAATAAACACATTACTTAACGTTAGTGGTTCTGAAGCTATAACCAATATATCTCAATCAATGGTCCGAAGAGATACGTTGATTGGTGGTTTCGATGGATTTGAAAACCACTTGTATTATTCTGAACAACAAAGTAACTATACCCACTGGTCGTCATCAATATATACTATTAAACCATACCCTAAACAATCAACATTTCCTCATGTGTTAAAACCAACTACATCTGTTGAAGGTACAACTTGGTATCAAAACACATACGCTAGCGCATCGTTGTTTGATGAATTTAATGATGCTTCTCTTAGAAATTCGATACCAATTTACCTAAAAGCAGACCCTCGTAATACAGAGTATATCACATTCGTAGATATGATAGGCCAACACTTTGATATTCAGTGGACATATATCAACGCATTAACGAGTATAAATGAACGAGAAGAACACTTCAATGATGGTATGCCTGATGAGGTACTAAAGTCAGTAGCAGACTCTCTTGGGTGGAAATTGTCAACAGGATATTCAGACGTATCTCTTTGGAAATATGCATTGGGTGTTAATGCGGATGGAACTAAATCACAAACCGGTACGTTGGAATCTAAGCCACGTGAGCAAATAACACATGAGATTTGGAGACGTATTGTAAATACAATTCCCATGTTGTACAAGACGAAGGGGACTGCTCGTTCAATTAAAGCACTACTATCCACATACGGAATTCCACAGGCATTCTTGAAGATTCGTGAGTGGGGTGGTCCTACGATATCCACTCGTAAAAGTGTTTATGAGCAAGAGCGATTTGTAAACAAACTACAAGCGTCACCATCTAAATATATTTCAAATCCATGGGATGATATACAGTCTGATAGACCAAACTCAATTGAGGTTATTGGTAAAATGCCTAAAGGTAATTATCATATCTTACGATTGAGTGATACATCTGATAATGTAGATTTATTTTGGGACTACTTAAATGAAACCGCAAGGCTTAGGTTACGTGTAAATAGTACTGATATCATATCATCATCATATGTTCCTTATAAAGAACGTAGAGAAGTTGCGATATCTTTGAATTCAAGTTCAATTGACATCAACGCTGCGTGGGTTGATGATTGGGGTGAACTACTCGCAAACCCAACAGCAACATTAAGTGGTGGTAACTCAACATTCAATAGTGTATGGACCTCAACGGGAACAGTTCAAGTACCTGGTCCTACAACGGATACAAATGTAAACTCATATGAGACCGCAAGTATTCAAGAGATTAGATATTTCAGAGATACTATCTCAAATGAAATCATAACCGAACACGCTAAGAATAGAGAAGCATATTTTAGTGATGACAACACAACTGATTTAGATATTGATACTTCATTCGATAAGTTGATGTATCGAATATTTCCAGATAGTGGATTCAAAACCAATAGTGGTTCTATAAGCTCCATACACCCAAATCAAAGATTTACATCATCTGATACTGGATTAGTGTTGTCAGCATCATTAGTAAATATGAAGCCATCTGATTTAGTTGGTGAAGTTGATACTCAGTATGTTACCATACCATCAATGGGTGCATTAAATCTGATGAACAACAAAATTAGAATCGAATCATCTTCATTAAAAGGTCCATTGAGTATAGATAAATCAAATGAGATATCTCAGTTCGATTATGCTCCAGTTGATTCTAATTTATTAGGTACTTACTTCTCAACAACCGACACTGTAAACTCGGACATATATAATTCTGAGGGATATTTCGAAGCTGATGATTGGGTGGGTGATACTGATAAGAGATATAATGAGGATTACCCATTACTAAAGTATAGAGCTAAGAATTATTTCCAAAAATACACTACGGGTACTTCATTAGATTTGATTATGGATATGTTATCTCGTTATGATATGTCTGTATTCGACCAAATAAAACAACTAATTCCAGCACGCGTGGATTGGCATAAGGGTATATTGATAGAACCTCATGTGTTTGAACGTAATAAGTTTCAGAGAGAACGTGGTGTGTCTATATCTAGCCATTATTATGAAGGTACTATATCAGTAGGTGATGGTATAATTACAGCAAGTAGAAACGATTATGGTTTAAGTAGTGGGTCATCTCGTCCAGATGGGGTTGTGAGTCTATATGATTACGAACCATCTACTTATAAATTTGACATTGCTACCTTGAGTGGGGATACCTACGTAACACGATATAATGGTTATTGGGAGTACTCCCCAACCGGTTCCACTATTTTAGAGGCTCGACCTTCTAAAATATATTTAGAACCAAAATACTTCTTCGCTACTAATGAAGACGCTGTGACAATGACACCGAATTCAACTTCGTTTCATTATACGGATGTACAAGATACTAGGCTACCACTTTCATTTGAAAACCTATTTTATAATGGGTGTAAGGTAAGTAGTGATTCGTTAACCACTGATTCACAAGACACACCCGATGGTGGGCCGGTAGTTGAAATAACAAAAGTAGACCCGAACGTTATAGTATTCTCTGGTCAAACTGGAGATGTGTTAGCTAACGAACAAAAAACAAAACCAAAATTAGTTAGTATCATGCCGGCTGACGCATTGATTTCGGTTAAAAAAGAAAACGATAAACTAAAACGACAATTACCATCCGCTGACCTTGAAAGGCAATCGTTAAAACCACTACCATTTGTAGTGAAATTGCCAAAACCTAAGTTTAGATTTAAAGAAAATACAGAAAATAAATTACTAAAAGGTATACTAAAAAGGTTTAATCGGAGATGATATGGTTAAATAAAATAAAAAACCATATTTATATACAAATAATAGGAAAGAGAACATGGGATTTTTAGACAATTCATCAGTAACAGTAGACGCTATTCTGACCAAAAAGGGTAGAGAGTTATTAGCAGAGGGACGTGACAAGTTCCAAATCACCCAATTCGCATTAGCGGATGATGAGGTTGATTACGAACTATGGAATCCAGCACACTCGTTGGGTTCTGACTACTACGGTATCATCATTGAGAATATGCCTGTAATAGAGGCAATCACTGATGAAAACTATGCAATGAAATACAAATTACTTTCATTACCAAAAACGACCACAAGGTTACCATTTATATCAGTGTCACCATCAACTATCACTTTAGATGAAGGTGTAAACAATACTATCATGTCGGTGGTAACTAAAAATGGTGGTAACGAAAACTTAGGTTATACAGCAATTCTACTTAACAAAGATGCTGGTAGTATTAGTGGTAATGCTGGTGTTCCTGGAAACATAACTCCAATCATAAATGTTGGTACATACAATACCAATCAATCACAAACTGTTGTGGGTAAAAATCAATTTACATTCCAATCGGCGGCTAATCTACCAAACGATACCGCAATTTCAACTCGTGTAGTTATCATAGGTAATGAAACTGGTGGTAGAACTGAGATTGACATAACTGTTAATCCGGTGACTGACGCACAAACAGCAGTAGTGGTTGTAAATAATAATTTAGCTTAAAAAATAGGATAATAAAATGGCAGTACAATCGATAGGTAATACAGGTGGTGGAGGTGGTGGCAACCGAGGAAACCAAGGACCATCTGCTGGCCCAAGCGGTACATCAGGTGGTAATAGGGGTGGTTCTCAAAGACCTTCTATTAGTAGGGGAAATCTTCCTGGTCTTGCTCAAGCAGAAACTCTTGCTCAAATTCAAGCAATAGATACAGTAGAAAACCAAACTCCGGTAATCCCTGCAGGTGCATATGATTATGGTAGTGGTAAAGTATATACTGCTTTTACTGTCGAAGACATTGTAGAGGGAAATACACAAAGAATCACACGTGGTTTATGGAGTGGTAAGGTCGGTGAACTAATAACATTCACTACCTCATCGTTTCAATCGGATACTCAAAAACAATACTACCATGAGATATATAATGGAGACCCAACGGATTCAACGAAAGAATCTCAGTTCTCAGTTGCATATGGGCACTACGCTGGTAGTGGTTCATCTAATGATGGTTCTAATGAAGATTCACCATCAAACGCAATGTACTCACAATTTCAACAAGTATTGTTACCATCTAACCAAACACGATTTACATTTAACGATGTAACTCAAGATGACGTTTACATCCTAACAATTAATAGAGCCAGAATTAAAGATAAATTAGATCCTGGAAATTGGGAACTTGTATTATCGGGTTCTAATGGTGAGACCCTTAGACTTATTGATAATAGTGGTGACACTAATCAATTAGGAAACTCAAACAAAAATAAATACAACATCGTATCGGGTTCTTTAACTGATGGTGTACTTACCGAGGATGAGGTCTTTGGAGAAGTATATCCTCAATTTGGTGTAATTGTATTATCAGCTGCAGCATTAGACGCTTCAGCATCATTTGGTACTATCAGAACAACTAACACTGATGCACAAAACCATAATAAATTGTTTACAGCAATTAGTGGAGCTGCATTTGAGAATTCAGCAAACGGATTCCAAGCTAGAAGTGAAGAAGAAGTTAAATCAACATTCTTCTTTGTTAGAGCTAAAAATGGTGAATATAATTACTCAAACAACCCATCGTATGTTACGGGTTCAGTTGGTAAGTTAAGACAACAAACATTTGTAGGTGACCCTAAGTCATACATTACTTCAGTTGGGTTGTATAACAATGACAATGAACTTTTAGCAATTGCAAAGTTATCTAAACCTTTATTGAAATCATTCTCTAATGAAATTCTTATTAAGGTTAAGCTAGACTTTTAACGATGGTCACTCATGGGAATAGCATTAAAAAAAATATTCAATGGTGGTATTCAGAGAAGACCATTTAAAGCTCATAAAAGATATGAAGTTACGAATGTAAACCACTCATCATCTTTTGAGATTTCTGTACTTAGGGGTATTTCGGATAATGGTACATTAACCGAAGTATCAACGTCAGTGTCGGGTGAAATTGGTGTAGATACATTTTTGACATCATCTCATGGTGTAACTGATGAATTAAATTCTATACCACAATATATTGTATGGAATTCAATAAACTCCACATTCTTTAAAAGAAGAACTGATATTAAACTATACGATACAGCTTCAATAGTATCGATTCCACAAAATAAATTTGGTGATGGTATAAAGCCGGGTTCTATTTCTATTATTGACAACTCAAATTACCCAGCATCGGCTATACGACTTTATGACCAAAAAGTTGATGATGAATATGGATTACTAATCGCAAGTGAACAAACTGGATCGTCATATATTAAATCAACCGATACTTTAGTTTATTTGGATTTTGAATCAGACACAAGTGATAAATCTAACTTTGTAAATAGAATTGTGTAATGGGTGTATTTAAAATAAACATAACAAATGATTCAGCTAATACCAAAGTTACAACTGGAGCAAGCCCTTTTACATCTGCGATAGTAACCAAAGAGGTATCAAATGGTATCAATGGTACTATATTATATCTGACATTTTACATTCACCCAAATTCAGATTACTACTTTGACAACTTCACCGACTTAACCTATACAATTGGTGGTACTGGTTATACAGCCGCAAGTAATGGTTCTGTATATAGTTCTGGCAATACATCATTGTCAGTATCTATGGTAAATGGGTCTATACGAGTTGATGGTATTCACCAAATTGAGCCTGGAGTAACATTAAACCTAACTTTAAGTGGTGGTGCAATATCATTATCATCAAACCCACCATCCGATGGAGATTCTATTGGAGCTGGTAGTGATTCGGCTATCTCGTCAAATCCGGTATCTGGTATTGGTAACACATATAACTTTGAACAAACACGTAGTATTCAAATCAAACATCAAAGTCATTTTAATATATTAAATAAAAATGATGATTGGGCAGTTTCATTTGGAGCAACCATCCCACCATCACAATCAATTGCAGGTAGACGAGAGTTTAGCTTAGTTCAAAAACGAAATACACTATCCACCATAGGTGATGATGGATTAGAGACCACAAAAGCCGATGGGTCTGGTCAGTACCCATTTGACATATCATTCTACTCAGAAAACCACCCAACAAGTCCTGGTCATATATTTGTAAAAGCCTCAGATGGTAATATTACAATGAACTTTTCCTCATCCACAGCATACGCTGATGGAACACATCACAAATATGTACTCAATAAAAAAGACGACCTCATCTACTTATACGTTGATGGTATTGTTGACACATCAGCATCTTATTCGTTTAAGACAAATGTAAACAATGATAGGGATATACTCATAGGTAGTCGTAATGTTGAAAATACTGAAGCAAACTTTAGTGGTTCTATATCACAATTTAGAATATCAAAAACCGCATTAACTGATGATAATATAATATCGCTAGCAGATACTTCTCCAAGTGGGTCTGCTCTACAAAGAAAAGAAGTGGGTTATGTATTTTATAAACAAGGTATGATTATTACGTCAGACCCAAGGTATAGATATCAGAATATATTTTTAGGAAATAACAATGGTGATTATACAAATCGTGATTATGAATTAAAGTATAGGTCTACTAAAACAATCGAAGAAGTTTCTGTATTATGTGAGATAAATAGAAACGAATACAATGTGTCATCAAACCCATCGCTTCGAATTGGCGGCACCGCTGATGATAACCGATTAATAAATATGGTCACAGGTTCAGACTTTAGACCATACATTACTCAGCTTGGATTATATAACGACACTGGTGATTTATTAGCAATAGCAAAGTTAGGTTCACCATTGAAAAAGAGAAAAGACGTTGACGTGACAATCAACGTTAAATTTGATATAGACTAAAAAGTTATGGCAAAAGGAAATTGGTCCCACATCCAAAAGATGAAGGGTCATAAAAGTGGTTTGGAGACTCGTATAGATGAGCAACTTAAATTACAAGGTATTGATGGTGAGTACGAGAAGCATGAATTCGGATATACAATTCCAGCAACTAATCATACTTACAAACCAGACTTTAGATTACCTAATGGTATATTCATAGAGTCGAAGGGGTGGTTCTTGCCCGATGATAGGAAGAAACATCTTTTAATCAAAGAGCAAAATCCTAACGTTGATTTACGATTCGTTTTACAATCTCCCAATGGTAAAATTTACAAAGGTTCAAAGACCACTTACGCACAATGGTGTGAGAAGAATGGATTCAAATGGGCCAAGAAAGAAATACCCCAAGAGTGGATTGATGAAAAACCTTCCGCTGATTTCTTTGATTATTCAAAATAATTTCGTATATTAGTAGTTATGGAAGAAAGACTACTTGAATTATTAGAGTCCGTACTTGGGTCATCCAAGAAAACGAGTGGGGATAATTATGCATTCTATTCACCATTTGTTGACCATTACAAACCAAAGTTAGAGATTAATATACGGATTAATTCTAAAGGAAACAACCCGTGGCATTGTTGGATTTCTGATGAGAAGGGTAGAAGTATCAAGACACTCTTCAAGAAACTTCGCGTATCCAAGTCAACTTGGGATGAGTACAACTCGATATTCAGTAAGGTAAATCGTTATAGAAGTGAATACGATAATATAGACGTTGTAGAGCAAGTAGAGCTTCCCAAAGAATTCCAACCACTTTATAACCCATCAAACTCTTACAAAAGGAAACACGCACTAAACTATTTGTTAGGTCGTGGTGTTAGGCCTGAAGACATTGTAAAGTATAATATTGGGTTTTGTGATGAGGGTGAATATAGAGATAAGATTATAATTCCATCGTATGATGAACGTGGTAAATTAAACTTCTTTGTTGGTAGGTCATTCTATCAGACTCAATACAAACATAAAAACCCAAAGGTATCTAAGGACATTGTGGGTTTTGAATTACTTATCAATTGGGATACACCACTGGTGTTATGTGAAGGTGCATTTGATGCATTATCAATACGAAGAAACGCAATACCATTATTTGGTAAAGCTATACAATCTGAATTAGAGAAGAAAATAATTGGAAATTCCGTAAAAAAGTTGTATATTGTATTAGATTCAGATGCTATAAAGAATGCTCTGCGTCTTACAAAGAAGTTTATGTCGTATGGAATTGAGACTCACCTTGTAGACTTAGGTGACCAAGACCCATCAGATATGGGCTATGAAAATGTTAATGAATTAATTTATAATACTCCACCAATGGACCTTAGAAAGTTGGTTGAGTATGAATTGTATAGAGTATGAAACGACTCAAAAAAATTAAAGTCGGTATAGAAAAGGTAAACAAAGTTTATCATATCGCAGATGTACATATAAGAAACCTCAAGCGACACAAAGAGTATCGTGATGTATTTTCCCAACTTTATGGGTATATTCTATCCACAATGGATGAAAATGACATCATATACATTGCAGGTGATATCGTTCATGCTAAGACTGATATGTCACCCGAAGTGGTAGACTTGACTCAAGAGTTCTTTACTCGATTAGCAGACTTACTACCAACAATTGTCATTCCTGGTAATCACGATGCTAATCTAAACAACACGTCAAGGTTAGATGCATTGTCACCAATTATTAACGCATTGAAACACCCAAACCTATTCTACCTAAAAGATACAGGTGCTTGGTCATTGGGTGACCTCACAATAGTACACCAATCAGTTTGGGATAAGTCTCCAGGATTTCCACCATCGGCTGATTACAAAGGTGATACTAAGATTGGTGTATTTCACGGACCTGTTGATAAGATTGAGACTGAACATGGGTTTGCAATAGAGAATAAGAATATCAACGTAGGAAACTTTGATGGGTATGATATGGTGATGTTGGGTGATATCCATAAACCAAATAATGCAGTTCAAGGTGTTGATACAATAAAGTACGCGGGTTCACTTATAGTTCAGAATCATGGTGAGGCAAAATATCCAGACCATGGTATTTTAGTTTGGGATGTTCTAACTCGTACAAGTGAGTTTGTAAGAATTCCAAATGACTATGGTTATGTAACCGTTGATATTGAAGAGGGTAAGATTGTATCAAGTATGCCAATTCCTCAAAAACCACGAATGAGAGTTCGTGTAAAAGATACTAAGGCATCTGAACTAAACAAGATTATAGCAGAGTTAAAGAAGGGTAGGCAGGTTCAAGAATTAACGATACAAAAAGTAATTACTCGTAAAAGTGGTAGTGATAGTGAAAAGATTGTTCTTCAGAATGTACGTGATACTGCTTTCCAAAATAAATTGATTGAAGATTTCTTAAATGAAAACGAACACCTCACCGAACAACAACTTGAAGTTGTTAAAGGTATTAATAACGACATCAACTCAAAGTTGGGAATCCACCGAGCAATTACCAACACCACTTGGATACCAAAGAAGTTTGAATTCTCGAATATGTTCTCGTATGGCCCTAACAATGTTGTAGACTTTAGTCAAATGAAAGGAGCATATGGTATCTTTGCCCCAAACGCAAGTGGTAAATCAACCTTATGGGATGCTCTTTCATTTTGTATATTCGATAAATGTTCTCGTACTTCTAAAGCAGAAGACGTTATGAACTATTCTAAGATGTCATTTAATTGTTCATTTACTTTTGAATTAAATGGTGTTGATTACACAATTGAACGTACCGCAAAAAAATCACCAAAGCGTGGTACTGTGAAGGTTAATACTGACTTTTATAGAATTATAGATGGTCAGAAAGAATCTTTAAATGGTGAACAACGTAGAGATACAAATGTAAATATAAGAGAATATGTTGGAACATACGAGGATTTCATCCTTACAGCCATGTCAACCCAATCGAACAATAGTGGGTTCATCGAAAAGTCTCAGAAGGAACGAAAAGAACTCCTCGCCCAATTCTTGGACATGGATGTCTTTGAAGGGTTATACCAAATCGCAAGTGAGGAGATTAAAGAATTATCAGCTCTTTTAAAAGATTACAAAAACCAAGACCTACCAACACAACTTGCAGAGGCAGAAGATACACTGACATCAATTACTGGCTCATTGACCGACTTACAAGATAGACGTTCGGAGTTGGAGACAAAATGTGATAACACAAACATTAAAATAGAATTTGAAATGGGCGCACTCAAGCCTGTTGAAGATTTAGGTGATGTTTCTGATTTAGAAGATAAGCTCGAACTACAACAAGAGTACATTAACAAACAACAAATGTCATGTGATGGGGTATCGGTATCTATTAAAAAAACAAATACTGATATAAAGAATATTCAGTCTAAACTATCTAAGTTTAACGAGAGTGAATTAATTGAGTCAGATAAACAATACAAGATACTCGATAATAAATTTAATCAGATGGGTGTTGAGTTAACCAAATTAGAATCAGAAATGGTTCATTCAAAAAAACACTTAGATGGTATTGGGTCATTGACCTTTGATGAAACTTGTGAACATTGTGTAAAAAATCAAAACACTCCGTTTGCTAAACAAGCACAAACACTTGAGGTTGGGTTAGAACGATTAGGTAAAGAATACTCAACGTTAGTTTCAAGTAGGTTAGATGTAATGACTGAACGAGATACCCACAATGTATCGGACAAATTAAAAGTGTATAATGAGTTAGTATTAGATTCTAAAGAGTTACATAGTAAGTTAAGTAAGTATGAATCTGAGTATGATGGGTGTATTCTTCGTGTTGATAATATGACCTTAGAGATGGAATCTTTAAAAGAAAAGGTAACTCGTGCTAAAAATCAACAAGAAGCTGTAACCCATAATGCTCAAATACAAGAAAAGGTAAAATCTTTTAAAATCACACGAGATAAACTTAAAGATGAGATTCGTGATATTACCACCGAGATTATGGATGTTAATTCGGATATTAAGTTAGCCGAAAAAACAATAGATATGGTAAATACGTCAATCGATAAACTTCGTGATATGGAAGTTCGTTTTGATGGTTATGAATATTATCTTAAATGTGTAAAGAGAGATGGTATACCATATAATCTTATTTCAGATGTCTTACCTAAGTTAGAGGTTGAGATTAACAACATACTACAACCAATAGTAGACTTTCAAGTACTACTAAATACTGATGGTAAGAATATCAACTCATACATTGCATATGGTACTGAGGAATACTGGCCATTAGAACTTACAAGTGGTATGGAAAAGTTCATATCGTCAATTGCAATTAGAACCGCATTGATTAATGTATCGAATCTACCAAGACCAAACTTCATCGCTATTGATGAGGGATTTGGTTCATTAGACACGGATAACTTTAATTCTTTATATTTATTATTTGACTACCTAAAGACACAATTTGATTTTATCATAACAATATCACACATTGATAAGACCAGAGATATGGTTGACCAGATAATTGATATCAATAAAGTTAGGGGATTCTCTAAGGTGTCATATTTATAAGAAAGTAATGGAGTCCGTTAATGGGATTAGAACTAAAACGAAGGTCTAAGCAATTTTTAAGTAAAATATCAAACGCTCTTGATTTAGATGATAAAGAAGCAGTTAGGGTATTTGGTATCAGAAACTTTCCAGAATTTTTTGGAGAGGGTAAGAACTCGTTTAGAATAAAACCACAACCACGTTCGATTGTTACTAATACTCAAATTGACGTTGAGGTATTGGATAGTAATGGTAATACGATATATTGGGAAGCTCCCAAGTATAAGGATGACGATAAATCTCAACTGATTACTGTTTGGGTTTACTCTGACGATAACGATAGGTATCATACTCCTGATGGAATATGTACGGTAACAATCGTAGCAAATACCACGGAAGGTCCTATCAGATACACTCGTGAAGTAAATGTTGTAAAAAATCAAAAATCAATATCTGATATTGTTTTCGTAGATACTCCGAATGGAGATGTATCAGCCTCAGTTGATTCATTTACAGAACTACCCCAAACAAATGGTGTACTATCAAAGGTTTCAGTAAATGGTGAGTTTACATATAAAAAGTCTATATATGGTGACGATGTTTCGTTTGAGGTAGGGTTGAGTGAATCTATAAGTAATACAACTGTTAGTGCGTCTTTTACATCGAATGCATTGACTGGTGGTAGTACTACGATACCACTCACACCATCAAATCTTATTGACAACTCGTCACCATGGCCTAACTTTTACGAAAACACTGGGTCAGTTTACATTTATTCAAACACTCAGACATTTAGACAAGGTGGTGTATTACTAAGAACCGCTTTAATAGATACGTTTGATACTAACCTACTTACATTAGCTAGTGGGTATACAATAGACTCATCTGTGGATGGTTCTACTATTAGTTACCAATTAGTATCACAACTATCTCCACAAAGTTTTGAATTTGTAAGTGCGTCCTCTACGCTTATACCATCTACAACTATAAATGGTGAAATGTTGGATGGTACTCTTGAATTAGATTTATCATCTACCACTCTATTCCCACGACTGACTGGTGGTCAACTACAACCAACTAAAGTTACTTCAAGTATTACTGAAATTATAAGTGATAGTATATTTAGAGTAAAATTACCAATAACATCAAGTGATAATCGTAGTGATGGTTCAATTCATACATATGAATATTCCAACGACACCATAACCGGCACAATACGATATCAGTCAACTGGTTCGTTAAATACAACTCAAAATCAAGTAGCAGTTGCAAATATTACATTATCAAATGTAAATCCGGTATCGGGTAGAATTAGCTCTGTAAATACCTTGATTAAATCACAAGGGTTACCAAACTCTGATTTTGAGATAATATCAAATACTGACGTTCCAAACGAACCTGATATTTCATATAAAGTTGTAATACCAACAGAACAATTAAACGACCCTAAAACTTTAAAGATTCAATTCTTAAATAAGAATGGTAATGTATCTAATACTGAAATACTAATTGAAGGTGTTATATTTGAGGGTGGTAACGTTTATATAGGTGGGTCCGAATCCATAATTACTGGTTCTATATTCGTATCCAACGCTATTGGTAGTGGTTTAGAAATAGGTGGTCATTCCAGTGGTTTTCTAAAATCAGTAGGGTACGATGGTCAAATTTCGGCATCGGAAGGTAAAGGACCTGGTGGGTTCATACTATATAGTGGTAGTAACGCATTACAAATGGGTAGTGATGTACTACGTGGTGTTGGTATGCAGTTTGTTGGTGACAATGACGATAGACACTTAATATTTACAACAGCCGATGGTGGGTTGTTGGATGTCAAAACTGATAAGTTTTTTATTGGTACAACCAACACTCAATTTATAAGTGGGTCTGATTCTAATATAGAAATCAGTTCGTCACTATTTCACTTAGACCCCAAGAATGACCGATTAGTAATTGGCGCTGACGCTATTATAGAAGCAGACTTATCGGCAAACAATATTCGTACTCCTGCAACAATTGGTGGTAACCAATCCACCGACCTAAATGCAAGTTCATCTATAACACAAGATGGATTCGCTCGATTTGTATCCGCAAGTATTGGTGGTTGGAATGTAGACACTGGTTCAATCTTTAGTGATAATTTAGAGATAAATTCAACAGGTAAGATAAAAACGAGAGATTACATATCAGACACTAAGGGGTGGTTGATTGACGAGACTGGTATAGCTGAATTCGCTAATGTTAAGATTCGTGGTACTCTTGCAACTACAACTTTTGAGAAGGAAAGTGTAAACGCAGTAGGTGGTCAGCTATATGTTGCTAATTCTACTACTTTGAGTGGGTCATATAGTTCAAGTATAACGCCAGTACCTTCGAGTGGGGTAACATCGTCTACATCACTACCAACTGAGTTTGGTGATAATAGTACGGATAAGATTGAATTTCCACAATTTACTCCATATCAATTAGTATCTGTTGAAGATTCCACAAAGTTTACTATTGATACACCAATCTTCGCAGATGGTGGTACTGCATATTTGTATTATAGTTCAAGTAACGCATTTGGTTCACAAGTCTCGGCAAGTGAAGAAGTTACAGTAAGTACAACAATACCATATTCAGCATCGTTCCAAAATCGGACTCCTGTTAGTAATGGTCAGAGTAGCTTTGAATACACTAGCTTTGTTGTACAAACGCCGACACCACCAGCGGGTGAAGAAGCCCATTTCCAAAATATAATATGTACCATTACGGAAGTGAATGGGGCAATCGTATTTAGTAATAGTAGTGATACAGCCACCGCTATGTTGACCTCGTTAGGCCCTCCAACTGAGATGACACTTTTAAGTGGGGTTTCATTTAATGGAGCTTATGGTGGTCAAACTTTAGAATTCGCATTATCATTTACAAACTCTACGAGTGTAACTGAAGCCCAAGCAACTAATATTGTTCATAAGCAAGTTGGAACCTGGCCAACTTCAATTGTAGATGATGGGGAGATTACATTTGACGATGGTGGTGGTAGTCATACATTCGATATCCTCGAGCGTGTTAGTAATACACAACTAAGAATAGACACATCATCACATAAACCAAATACCAGCGCGTCGTTTGTAGCCGCATCTGGTAAATATTCACAATCGTTATCCGACACACGAACTATAAACGCTGGTACATCCACAACAACACAATTTATTTATGATAACATATCACCATCTGCAAGTAGATTTATAGTAGAAAATGTAACAGGCTTTGCAGAAGGTGAAATACTAACTTTAAAAAAAGTAAATAATACTGGATTTACAACTGAGTACGTTAGAGTACATAGTTCATCACGATTGGATGGTGGTAGTGATACCGACCTAACAGGTATATTAGACGTTACACGTTCATATGGTAGTGGTACGACCGGAGATACTGCCTCACTTGGGGATATTGCATCGGTAGCACAAGAATACGATACTGGTCAGGTTTTGGTATCTACTGGTAAAATTGGAAGTGGTTACATTAGAATTAACGCAAATCCAAATGACCCATCTACACCATATATTGATATTGTAGAAAGAACGGGTAGTGGTTTATATGATGTAGACCTTAAAGCACGTTTGGGTGACCTTAGTGGGTTAGCCGGTAGTAATATGGTATTGGGTAATAATACTCCTGGTTTTGGTTTAGCTACTGATAATGTATTCCTTCAAGGTGGTATCATTGCAACCTTTGGTGAAATCGGTGGGTTTGGTATAAACGCCACTACAATATCATCATCAAACAATAATCTTATTTTAAGAAGTAATGGTCAGATAACCGGTTCAGCTGCATTATTAAGTGGTAGTGATGTTGTGATTGACGTAGAAGACTTTACTTTAAACTCAACAAACTTCAAAGTAAATTCTGCTGGTGATATTACTGGTTCTAATGTGTTATTCAATGGTGGTACTATTGGTGGGTTTGAATTGGGGTCTAATATTATATCATCATCAAATGGCGATTTAGTTTTAAAATCGAATGGTGAAATTACCGGCTCTAATGTATTATTTAACAACGGAATAGTCGGTGGTTTTGAAATAGGAAGTAATCAGATATCATCATCTAATTCAGCATTAATTCTAAAGAATAATGGGCATATTACAGGATCAGCAGTACGTTTAACCACAACAGTTGGTACTCAGCTGTACGAAGTCCTTGACACCACTAAGGGTATAATTGATGCTAAGAATGTTGGTAGACAACTATACATGAGTTCCGATGAGCATATACTCCAAAACTCAAATAGTACTTCAGGAAAAACAGTATCATCTGATAAAATTACAATTATATGGCAGGGGTTTAGACACGAAACGCGTGTTAATATTTCATTTCAGGGGTTATTCGAAAAACATGGCAGTGGAAAAGCGATAGGTGGATTTCAAGGTTCGTTATACACTGCAATATCAGGCTCTGATAATTCTGCTGACACTTATTATGATAATTGGCAATCGTTACGTACTAATCAAGGTATGGCTGTATTTGGAACTACTGGCACAAATACACCCTATTCTGCATCGGAATCGAATATTGGTCCTGACGCTTTTACGTTTGAAATTGATAATTACACCGATGGGTTAAGTACATATAATCACGAAAAATATCAAACACAATTATTTAAACTTGAACTCGAACCATATGTTCAGAACCTCATAACAACAACAGGAACTTCAAGAGTTAAAATAAAAAATATATCAGTTTGGACATCACGTGGATTAGCTAGTACATTTGAGGCACTTCCAGTTCAACCGAACAATGGTGGGTTTGGTCTTCCATAATTGGAATTTAAAAATAATTTAGGATACTTATTAGTATGGGAAAATTAATAAACGAATGGGTAACGGAATCAATCCTTACCGAAGACATTAAAAAAACAGTGGTAACTTACGTAGGTAGGTTTCATCCATTCCATTCTGGCCATAACGCAACATACCAACACTTAGTTAAAAAGTTTGGTAAAGATAATGTGTATATAGGTACGTCTGATAAGGTACAATTACCAAAGTCACCATTCACTTTCAAAGAGAAAGTTAAGATAATGACTACTATGTTTGGTATTCCCAAAAATAAAATAGTAAAGGTAAAAAACCCATATTCACCAAAAGAGATTCTACAATCATTTTCAGAAGAGACTACTGCATTTATCACAGTAGTTGGTGAGAAGGACAAGAGTAGATTGGGTGGTAAATACTTTGAACCATATAAGGGTAAGGTAGAAAAGGGTTATGCTGATGCTGGTTATGTTTATGTATCCCCATCACAAGGAAACGGAATATCTGGTACTCAAGTTCGTAAAGGTATGTCTGATTCGGATGAGAAATCTCGTATTAAGTTTTTCAAGTCAGTATACCCAAAGTTCAACCAAAAGATTTATGATTTAGTTTCAGGTCGTTTAATAAAAGTAGAATCCGTAATGGAATCGTTCTTACAAACATTTGATATTAATGAAATGTTATCCGAAGCTTCATCATTACCACCAAGTGGTAAGGGTATAGTAGATGATGGTCCTGGCGCTTTCTATGGTAATATGAAAACTTTTAAGAAAGAGATGAATGATGTAACTTCTACATTAGGTTGGCAAATTATATCATACCTAATGGATGATGATTCCATGGAGTCATTTGATACATCATACCCTAATGGGTCTGGTAGATATCCGGTATCATTTTTTCCAAGTGGTGATACCATGGATGGTCAGAAAGCGAGATATGGAACGGATGTAACCGGCAGACCAGGATATAAAAAGTGGGCTAAACATATTAAGAAAGTTGCCCTTCGTTTGGGTATGGAATTCGTTAAGTTTGCTGAACCAAAGGATATTGAAAATCTTACTTCTAAAATTGATAATGAAAAAACTAAAGATAAAAAAAATAATCTAAAAGAAGGTATTCTTAATGAAGGTGGTGCATATGGTCATATGAATCACCCATTTGATATTGAGTTAGGCCTTACATTTGGTGATTTAAAAATAATAATAGATAACGCTCTAAATGGTAAGTTAGAATTTACACGAGAAAAAACCGATGGACAAGCACTTGCTATATCATATAGAAGTGACAAAGGTATCATCGCTGCAAGAAATAAATCACATCTAAAAGATAAAGGACTTAATGCATTAGACATTAAGGGTGTTTCAGATAAATTTGCTAATAGAGGTGGTTTGACCGATGCGTATAATTTCGCTATGAGAGATTTGGAATCTGCGATTTCAAAACTATCAAAAGCACAAAAAGAAAAAGTCTTCAAGAATGGTTCAAAGTTTATGAACATCGAAGTCATCTGGCCGGAGTCAGTAAACGTAGTACCATATGGTCAACCCCTATTAGTATTTCATGGAACTATGGAATACAACGAAAAAGGTGAAGCTATTGGAGCAGACACCTCTGATGCAAGAATCTTAGCCGGTATGATTAAACAAGTAAATGCGGATGTACAAGATGCATATACAATACAAGGCCCTCCGGTTGTAACTCTCCCAAAGAATCAAGAACTATCAAAAATGAAATCAAAGTTCTTTAGTCAATTATCTAAAGTTCAAAAAGAATTTAAACTTAAAGATAGTGATGGTGTAGCTGAATACCATCAACGTTGGTGGGAACAGTATGTTGATAAAAACTCACCATCTTCATTAGACAACAAAACCAAAATGGGTCTTGTTAAACGTTGGGCATTTTATGATAAGGGATTCCGTTTGGATAAGAAAAACATTTCTGATTCTAAAACATTAGATTGGGCAAAGAAGACTGATAAAATAGACCAAATTAAAATATCCAAACAAAACATACGTAAGTTTGAAGATATATTCTTAGGTGTAGGTGCCGAGGTATTATCCTTTATGTCATCAGCTTTAACTGTAAATCCAGACAAAGCTCTTCGTGCAATGCAAAAACGACTCGACCAAACCATCAAAGACGTTAGGAAATCAGGCGACCCAAAAAAGATTGAAAAATTAAAATTAGAATTAGAAAGACTAAAAGCCGTAGGTGGTAGAGATAAGATTGTTCCAAATGAGGGATTGGTATTCGCATATAAAGGATACACCATGAAACTTACAGGTACATTTGCATCACTCAACCAAATCCTTGGTTTAATGTATTTTTAACATACTTATAGTAATAAAAGTTATATATAAAAAGTTATGTCAAAATTAAACAACATCAAGGCAGTCAAAGAAATGATTGCTGGAAACCACCGAACACAAACAAAGAACACGGTGGCATTTGATGCACATAAAGAGTTCGTCAAACGAGAAGTTGGTGACCAGTGGATTGATGATGATGGAAATACATGGGAGCAGAAGAAAGGATACAAAGTAAAACTTGGTAAACTTTCGGAATTGAGAAACACGCTCAAGGACTTTCCTAATTGTAAAAAAGATACGTGTACGTCGCATACGAATCCAACTCGTAACGATATTAAGATGCAGGCCATTCATGGTATGTGTCTAAATTGTGTTATTAGTATGGAACATCAAATGAAAATTGATGGTACGTATAGTGAGTATGAACGTAAAAAGAAGCTAGAAAACGCAAAAGCTTGGTTAGCCCAAGCTGAGTTGGAAAAGGATACTATAAAGTTAGCTATGAAAGCTAGGTTTGTGAATGAAGATGGGTCACTTGAAGATTGGGATGGTGGTTCATGGGAAGAGATTGAAGAAAAGATAGAAACTGAGTTTCAAAATTTTAAAGAAACCTTTATCCAAAAATTGGAGAAATAAATTGAAAACATTTATTAAAGAAACATATAAATTCTACACCGAAGATGGTATACCTCATACATTAGCTATGGAGTATACCATTTCCGATGTTTACGAACGACTATGTTCTGAAGGTGTAATGACCGAAGATTTGCGTAAGTGGTTTGGTAAAGGTAAGACCGGTTCATCAGATGGTGGTGGATGGGATAGATATAGTTCCGATGGTAAGAAGTTAGGTAAGTGTGGTGATGGTAAAGATGGTGGTGCATACGCTGCATGTTTATCAAAAGAAAAGGCTGCAAAACTTGGACCAAAGGGTAGAGCGTCTTTCGTAAATAGAAAAAGAGCTGCACAAAAGAAAAGTGGTGACTCTAAACGAGGTGGTAATAGTACCAAAGGAAAAAAACCAACATACTCAAAAACTGGGGCATAATATGATTAAGCTAAAACAATTACTAAACGAGAGTGATTACAAGATATATCACAAATCATTTACCGCGGCATCTGAAGAAGCAAGGAAGCTTGCTGAAAAACGTGGATTTGAAATTGATGAAGACGATTGGCAGTCTCAGATTGTAATGGGTGGTCGTAACAAACGTTCAAGACCAAGTGAAGGTAAAACTACTGAGTTCACAGTTAGATTGCTTAAAGGTGGTAAACCACAACGTAAGTCTCTTCAAATCCAAGTATATGGTATGAAGAAGGGTTATGAGTTAAACGCATACATCAACTAAGGAGTATTATGAATACTAAACTAAATAAATCAGTTAAAAAGTTTTTAGATGATTATCTAAAAGATGAGAAAAAGAATTCGCCAGAACATCACGAATCGGTTATGCTGATTATGAGAGGCGCCTTAACTGATGCTAACTTTCATAGTGAAGCAAAGCAATTAGGTAAATACTTTCCAAAAGCAGGTAAGAAATTCATTGGTACACCAATGGAAGATGTAATTGAAAGTAAGGGTATTGCTATTGCTAAAGCTGCAAAGTACGATGGTCACGATATAATTGACGCATTTGCATTTTATCTAAGTATGTCAATTGGTGGGTCTTTCGGACATAGATTGATGTCACTAAAAGAATCAATTGAAGAGTCATTAGTTAAAGAGGGTGAACAATTGGACGAGAAGAATGTACCAACTAACCCATCTAAATGGTCTTACTATAAAGCACAAGCAAAGAAGAAGTTTGATGTATACCCATCAGCATACGCAAATGGATGGGCTGCAAAACAATACAAAAAAGCAGGTGGTGGTTGGAAAAGTGAATCAGTAGAAGAAGGTATGATTACTCCACAAAGAGGACACGCTTACTATCAGCTGTATAGAGATACTCCAATCAAATATGTATCAGGTCACTCAGTAATCGGATTGAAAGTTCCTGGTGTATTACTTCATAACGAATATGATACAATCAAAGGTAAGAAGGGTGCTTATATCATAGATTACTTTGGAGCACATTTCTATGTAGATATGAAAAACAAATT